GTGTTGTAGGTAGTGAATCCGTTTTCCTTGACCACATGCATGATGTTGTTGACTCGACCCGCCAGTTCATCTTTGTGCGATACCAACCACACGCTGCGATTCACATCACGGCTCATCTTCTTCAAGATAGCCAAGGCATTTTCCACACCCGAACTGTCCATGCCCGAATCTACTAGCTCGTCGATGAACAACAAGTTGATGGGCTGATACAAGCCTTCCCATACATCGCGGAACGCCCACGACAGTGAAAGGATCAAGCGATTGCGCTCACCGCGCGACAGGTTGTCGAAGTCTAGGTCTCTGCCTAGCTCGGTGATCTCCACTGTGAGATCGTTCTGGAACTTCACTGTGTGCGGAAGCCCGATGCGATCTAGATAGTAACTGAGTCGCTGGTTCAAGTAAGCGAGATTCTGGTCGATGATGCGCTTTCGCACAAACGAGTCTTTGCTGGTCAATAGTTTCAACAAGAAGTCTTGGTGATCTCGCACTCGCGCGATCTCGTTGATGGTGTCGTAATTGACTTCTTCCACAGCGGCCTCTTCCATCTCACGGATCTGCTCGCTGTAGGGATCGTGTTCGGCCTCGCGAGCAGCTAGATTGGTCTTGAGTGTTTCCAGCGTATTGCGATGGTTGAGAGCATCTTCCAGTGTGTCATAGAACACCACAGGAGGATGTCGCAGGTCGCCTAAATCTAGCAAAGCAGACCGGATGGCTTCTACCTCGTCGCTGATGGTCTTGGCTTGATCTCGTGCTTCGGTTAACGATGCTTGCTTATCACTTAGTATCTCGTCTTGCTTGGCATCGTGTATGTCTTGTCCACAAGCATAGCACTTGTGTTCTTTGAGAGACACGATCTCTTTTTCTAGTTTAGATGCTAGTTTGATCAAGCGATCCAGTTCGGCTTCGCTCTGTCGTTGTGCTTTGGCCAAGTCAGATCGTGTCTTTTGTTCTTCGTTGAACGATACCAGATCTCTGTGTGCTTGGATCTCGGCTTCGATGTCGATCTTTTCCAGTTCAGCGATGCCTGTCCGCATCTTAGCGCAGTCTTCGTCTTGCTTGGCCATCCACAGTCGCTGGCGCTTGCGCAGGCTTTCGATCTGTTCTTCGATGCGCCGGTTGGCGTCTTGGACGGCTTTGATCCGAGCTTCTTCTTGCGTGATGGCATCTTTGGTGGCTTTGATCTGCTCTTTGAGACGATCCGCCTTTTCCGATAATAGCGTGATGCCCAAGAGTTGCTCAATGATGGTCCGTTGATCGTTGGCCCGCAGCGCCAGGAATGGTTCTGTGTAAGTGTTGAGTGCCACCACATGCTTGAACATCTCGTGTTCCATGCCCAACATGCGTTCGATGTCGGCTTGTGTTTCTCTGCTGTCGCCTTGTGCATCGTCGGTGACTTCTTGCTCGTCACCGGCCACCCAGAACTTCATGACATTGGGCTTGCGTCCGCGTTCGATGCGATAGTCTATGCCATCTTTCTCGAATTCGATGGTGACCAACATGTTCTTGCCATTGGTCTTGTTGATGAGGTTGTCTTTTTTGATGTTGGTCAGCGCATTGCCGTAGAGCGCATAACTGAGGGCGTTGATGATGGTGGTTTTGCCTGTGCCGTTTCTGGCACCAGAATCGTCACCACCGAGATCCAAGTTCTCACCCAATACCAAGGTGAGGTCTCGTCGATCGAAGTTCACCGCCTGCGTGGCATTGCCCACGCTCATGAAGTTTTTGACTGTAAGGGTTTTGATTTTAAACATATCTCTTGATTTTACTTGAAACCAAAGTGTTTTGCAAGCTCGGGCTGTGCCGTAGATATATTTTCTTTGCGTATGGAATCTAAACGGATCATATGCTCGACGAACTCGGGATTTTCTTTCTTTTTACGGCTGCTCAGTATACCGATCACGGTGTCAATGAATGGCTGCACACGATCGCTGAATCGGTGTGCCGATAATCTTTCCACTCCTTCTTGTGCAGCCGCCATGGGCATGCTTAAAAGGCTGAGATGCAGCGGATTGTATAAAACGCTGAAGTGCAGGTCTTCGAACCCCACTGTTTCGATCCAGTCGCAGAGATCAGGCAAGTAAAACACATTGAGTATGCTGACGGCACAATGTATGTTCAGCACGATGTTCGATGTTTTGTTGTGTTTTATGTAATCGATGTTTTTGGATACCAGATCCCAACCAAACTGCGAACCACCGTGTCGCTGATAGTTAAATCTTTGTCCGATGTCGTCGACGCTGACAGCGAGGTCTATCTTTTTAAAATGGCTCCAAGTCTCAAGCAATCCATCATTGATGATGGTACCATTGGTGTTGTAGTGTATGGTGATGTCCTTGGCAGTACCTTGGTCCACGAATCTTTTCAATGCAATGAGGTGATTCTTGTCTAGCAAAGGTTCGCCGCCTGCAAAATCAAAATATTTGATCTGATCAAGAGTGGGGTCGTCCCAGAAATGTGTCGACTCGCTGATCCATTTACCTCTCTCCAATGACTGCCACGCTCGGCTGGTTTTCTTTTCGTGCTCGGGCATGTTGGACAACATCTCCCCGGCGATCTTGCTGCTGCTTTTATCGGAACAGATGCGGCACTTGAGGTTGCAGGTGTTGCCAAATGACACTGACAGCATCTTGAGATTGCGTTCGTCGTCCTCCTCCCAATTGATGGCCCGGCTATCGTGCCCCCAACGCATGGCATAGAGCTGCCTTTTGCTGAGAGTCCCGCTTTCTTCCTCTTTCCAGCAACGGCTACAGGCCTGTAGCCTCACTCCGTCCCGGAATAGCTGACGCAGTTTCTGCATGTACTTGCTGTTATAGACTTCGCCAAGACTGTGTGTTTTAGGGTCATATGGTCGACCTTGTTCGTCAGTCACTTCCTCCTGATAAAAGCAACACGGAGCGAATCCGCCCACTGGGCTGATATCCAAAGAATTCCAGGGCAACGGGCACGCCGTGGCTGGCATGCCGAATGCAGCTCGGCTGGTCGTGATCTCAGTGGGTTGTAAATGGTCTCCGTCGGATTCCGAGTCGATGACTAAGGTAGGAAGATCGTCGGTGCCTGTGCTTTCATGCACTCGTGAAGCGATGGCCGCTTCTCGTTCACTGGGCAATACTAAAATCACAAAGAAACTCGGGATGTCGAGCACTGCCAGTTGTTGGAAAAAATCTCGGAAGAACCGTGACAACAAATCTTCGCCGACTCGATCTCGTAGATAGAATATCAATCTTTCACGATCTTGGTACTCGTCGTGCTTGAGTGCCTGTAGAGTGGAATAGAAATCCCCCCAAGACATGGCAAAAAAGTCGCCGATGTCTTGGCATACCACAGCCGAATACTCGTCGTTGAGTCTTTCTAATAGAGTCATAGATTCTGATAGATGTTCAGCAACATTCCACGATCATATTGCTCGCTTTCAATGTTGGTGATCTGATCAGCAACGATCTGGTCCACGCTTTCGAACGCGATCTGTGCAGAGGAACCTCCGTCAGTGACATCGGTGTTCTTGGCCGGGATCAGTGTGAACTCACGCAAGCCATATTGTCCCATGAATGTTTCTTTGAGGAACGAAGCTTCTTCGTAGGAGATGTCCACATCGATGTTGACCCGGGCATGTAACCCGTTGAACAACAGTGCGTCGGTGTTTTTGAGTATGTTGGAAAGTTGATAGACACGATAACGGGGCTGGTCAGGCCAAGCATGGAACACGGGTTCCTTGCCCCATTCTAGGATCATCATGCCGCGTTCGTCGTCGCCGGCATCGGCATAGTTGTGCGGGAAGCAGTTACCGATGTAAGTGATGTTGTTGTTGCTTTGTCTTTTATGGAAATGTCCAGTAAACACATGATCGAATCCGTGGAAGGCGTTGGCGTTGATCTCCCCGTGGTCGGGCATCTGTACCATGGCGTTCATGAAGTAGCCAGGTAACTCAAAGTGCCCAAACATGTATTTGCCTTTGAGCTTGGGTACCTTCTTGTGATCTTCTCCCACCAGCCAAGGTGCGATGACCACATCGCCTTCGGAGAACCAATCGTTGCAGATATGCACGTTGGGCAAGTGTCGCGCCCATTCTACGCTCTGCACATCACGGCGGTCTCTGTAATACAGATCGTGATTGCCGGGGATGAAGAACACATTGTCAAAGTTCTCATTGAGGTGCTCTAGTGCCCGCAGACTGTAAGTCAGTGTCACGATGTTGATGCTGGCACGGTTGTTGTGCCAATCGCCCAGGAACATGGCCGTTTCGCAGCCTTCTTCTCGGGCTTTGGCAGTGGCCCATTTCACGAATGCTAGACAATCGTCGTTGTGTAATTGGCTGTTGGATTTAAGCCCAAAGTGGATGTCAGTGAACACCGCAGCCTTGCGGAACAGATTCGCCATGATTGATTATTCCTCTACCGGTGATCCACCACCGCCGTTACCGCCCCAAGTGGTTCCCTGGGCCTGTCGTGTGTAGCTGGGGGTGAGTCCGTTCATTTCTAAGATGTCGTCGCGTAGGTTTTGATTGCGTTTTTCAATATTGAGCACTCGAGTAAACGAGTTAGTGATGGCTGCTGTGTAGTAGGCAAAAGGATTCTGTGACTTTGATTCGTCGAATTGGAGTCCGATCTGCGACAGTTGTAGTAGTGCTTGGCTTCGCATTTCGTCATTGTAAGTGTATCCTCTCCAGTTTGAACGCATGGCATAACGCTCGCAGAGTTTCAGGAACATGTGAGCTAGTTTGTTGGTCATGGACCCGTGGTCTCGCGAAAACCCGCCTTTTTCCAAATCGCCTTTCCAGTGACTCTTGCCCACGCAGTAAGGTTCTCCGTCTTCGGTGACTCGGAAATGTTGGAACGGTGGAAAGTTGCACTTGACATATTTGGTGGGCGATTCGTCAAGATCGGCATCGTACTCGTTATGGATGTCTTCGTCGTCGAACAAAAGGTTGGTCTTGGCGTTTTTAGGTTTCTTTTTGGAAGTATCCATGGGAACATGATCCCAGGTCATCACGCGGAATACCACATCTGTGTCTGAGACATCCTTGAGTTTGACTTCGAAATCGGCCAATTTGTGTTTGGTGCCATCGGCAGATGCCGCCTCGTGTGCCAGTTTAGCCAGCCTTTCGGCGCGATTCCTACGAGCTTCGAGTATGTTTTTCTTGTTGATCTTTTTGATATCGGGCAAGATCATGTCGTAGTCGGCGTCGGCCACAGAGAGATAAGTGCAATAGGTGTTTTTGCTCTTGTGTATCTCTTTGAGTATGTCCTTGTTGTTGAGATAGTTGTGTTTCATGGGATTCCTATAATAAGACCAGTTTATAATAACCGATAAATATTCAAAAAGCAAGAGGAAATTCTATCAAATGGGAATATTAGACACTGTCGGCGGATTCTTTAAAAAGGGATCTGTGAATGTGCCCACATACGGCGCCGAAGATCCATACGAGGTCGATGGCAGCGCCGAAGCCATGGGCAATGCTCCTGTATCCGGTGGACGCTTGCCTGGTGTGATAGATTCTGCTCTTAACATGTTTGACCCCAGTAATGTTCGTCGATCTATTTCAGGTCTACTGACCGGAGGTGCTGCTTCTCGTGGTACCACAGTGGTTGGGTTCAATCGATCGAGTTCCGCCGGTGACACTGACTGGCGGGTGCGCATCAGCTTGGCCAATCGGGCCAGTTATTTCTATAATTCTTCCAACAAAGGAGTGATGGCTCCCCTGTTCAATGGTACTGGTCAGAGTGGTGTGATATTTCCTTATTCTCCCCAGATCCAGGTACAACACACAGCACGCTACGGCAATCAGAAACTCACACACAGTAATTATGACGCGTATTTCTACGAAGGATCAGAAGTGCAGGCCATAACTATCAGTGGCGAATTTACAGCACAAAATGACCTTGAAGCCAAGTATGTGTTGGCTTCTATCTATTTTTTCCGGGCCTGCACCAAGATGTGGTTTGGCCAAGGGGAACTGGCCGGCAATCCGCCGCCATTGGTATATCTCGATGGCTATGGCGATCATTACTTTCCTCATGTGACTTGCGTGATAACCAACTTCTCTCACACCATGCCCGGTGACTCCGATTATATCGAAACCTACATCGGTCAGGAGTCCACTCGTATCCCCACTTCCAGCACCATATCAGTGACTCTACAACCAGTGGTCAGCCGCAACAAAGCTCGCGGGTTTGACCTCGATGAGTTCGCTCGTGGCAATCTACTCAATGGCCGCGGAGGATTCCTATAATGGCCACTTATAGCAAAAGCAGTCCCTACTATGATACCAAGAACTATGGCAGTTTCTTGGATGTCATGAACAATAGATCATTCCGCAAACTGCCTTCGGATGTCTACTATCAGATCGATCGTATCTATCAATACCGCCCAGATTTGCTGGCCTATGACCTCTATGGTGATGCTGGTCTTTGGTGGGTGTTCGCGGTCCGTAATCCCAATGTGATCAAAGATCCTGTGTTTGATTTCCGACCCGGTGTGTCTATCTATATTCCCAAGAAAGAAACACTGATCACTGACTTGGGGTTGTAATAGATGGCCTACGATCCACGAAAAGCCGCGGCCTTTAATGCAGCCATCTCCCAGGGTCTCAGTGAGGACGAAGCATTAAAAACAGCCGGTATCAGCGACAACGACATCGGCAGTTACTCCATCGATGAAGTCGGCAGCCAAAATCCCCAAGATCGAGATTACAATCCCAATTATGGCCAATTGACGAATTCCAGTGTGGCCAGCCCTGCCAACACCGGTGGTACATTGGTCACTACACGACCCGAAACTGTTGGCCCCACAGCCAGCGGGACTACTTTGTCGAGTATACAACGAAACGAAGACCCTGTCATCGAAGAAGACACAGATTCTGTTGACGCTGCAAACTCGCAAGAAAAACAGTCAGCGTCGTCGCAAACCGCTGGCGATGCAGCTACACCGGGGTCAGATCGCACCGGCACTGATACACCAGTAGACAGCGACATAGAATCCGAAGATCTCAGCGAAGAAGAGCGCCAAGCTCTTGACAATCCTACCAATGATGGCGACGAGCAAGACCAGCAAGACGCTGACAATCCCCGACAATACGGCGAACAAACTGATCCCGGTGATGGCGCACTTGGTGATTCCAGTGCTACCGTAGATGAGCAAGACCAGCAAGACGCTGACAATCCCCGACAATACGGCGAACAAACTGATCCCGGTGATGGTCAAATAAGTTCTTCCACAGGATCAGTGGGATCTAAAACCCTGCCCAACTATTACCCAGTAGGCAACCCTTTACATGACTATGCCTCTTACACCTATAACATCAGCCTGTTTGTGCTTAACAGCGACGAATACAATCAAGGCATGTCAAATCAGACACGATGGGACCGAGTAGGCAAGTGTCTGATAGGCGGCGCCGGCCGATACAATTCTGACACCAGTCGCCATGCTGCTTTCCGGGACGATTTTTACTTTGATGGCTTGCGCCTGACCACTGTGATAGGCATGAATGCTCGTACCAAATCCAGTAACGCCATAGAGATAGCATTCACGCTGATTGAGCCTTATGGTATCACTTTGCTGGATCGTATCATCGATGTGGCCGAAACCATAAAACCAGCTTGTCGTAACTATCTCGAGCTGCCTTATCTGTTAAAGATCGACTTCTTTGGCAGCACCGACGAAGGTGACATGCCCACCCCGATCCCGGGCATGAGCAAATGGTTACCGATCAGCTTGTTGGAAATGAAGATGAAAGTGGGCACCAAAGGCACTGAATATTCGGTTCGTGCCGCACCATTCAATCATCAGGCCTTGCAAGAAAACATAGCCAGCACCCCAGTGAATCTTGAGATTGACGCCCGGACCGTGCGCGACTTCTTTGATGAAGGCGAAGCCGTGGTAGCCGATTCCGACGAACTCTCTGCCTTGCGCGAAGCAGTCAAACTGGATTCAGTGCGCACAGACAACGACATACTGAAACTCTACCAGGCTCGCATCACCGAACTGGAAAAAGGACTCAAAGTCAAAGCATCCAGTTATACCGCCGGTGTGAACTCCTGGCATGATTATCAAGTCAGTACCGGTGCCAGAGAATTCGCCGACAAGATACGATTCGTGGTTGACCCAGAGATTGCTGACACCGACATGGTGTTGTCCGATCGCAACGACCCCAACAAGACCCCGGTACCTGATCCTGGCACAGCCAAAGCTCGTGTGGTCAATAGTCCCAACGCCGCCGGACCCGATTTCAAAGCCGGATCTTTTAGTGTGGCTGCGGGCACATCGGTGTTGCGTTTGGTCGACATGGTCATGCGCAACAGCAATTATGTGCTGAGCCAAGTGGCTGATCCTTCCTCCAAAAGTGCCGAAGAAATCGCCAACATGCGCGGCAAACCCCTGCAATGGTATAAGGTCATCCCGGCAGTTAAACTGGAAAAGTTTGATCCCAAGACCAATCGTTGGGCACGCACCATCACTTACTACATCAAGACGCACACAGTCTACAACACCAAACATCCCATGGGCCCCCAGTCAAGACCCAATGGCTATGTCAAAGAATACGATTATATCTATACCGGAGCCAACAGCGACATACTGGATCTTGCCATCGATTTTGACGCTGCCTACTATACTGCTGTGGAAGTTAACCGCGGCACATATCAGACTGTTTCAGGCGCAGCCAGTGTCGGCGAAGGCGCCCGCCCCAATGATATTTCTAATCCCAGCCAACCTTCGTCGTTGCAGCAGATATCCTATGGTATCATCCCCGACAATCCTGGCGCCAGTGCAGTGTTAGACGGCAACAGGGATCCTACTACTAAAACAGCAGCCAGCATACAAAACAGTGTGTACACCAGTGCCCGAGGAGATATGCTGAATGTGCGATTGAAGATAATTGGAGACCCGCACTTCATCAAGCAAGATGACATGCTGATAAATCCCAGTGACCCCGACTATGATTCCAAGATATCGCAACAACTGCTGACTGATGTTGGTAGCTTGGTCATGGATGCCGGAGCCATATATGCTAGGATCCGTTTCCGCACACCCGTTGACATCGACGATGACACTGGACTCCTGAGAGAAAACACTCGATATTCTGACAGCAAGTTTTCAGGTCTATATCAGATCCTCAAAGTGGATTCCGAGCTCCGAAGTGGTAGGTTTGAACAGACTTTAGATCTCATACGCTTGCCCGATGACATATTAAAAGCGCCCACGGTATCGGACCAGCGCAAAGATATCGACGACGAAGAAGGTGGTGCAGTGAGCGGGATAATCACCGACTCTTCGGGTGTGGTCGTCAATGATCAAAGTGACGACGGCTCCACAGATTCCGATCCCGATGACGGTATCAGCCCTTACGGTGAAGAAGACGAGCCATGGGATCCTGATGCCGATCCCGACATTGACCCCGACAGCCAAGAAAATGAGGATTTATCTACCATCGCTGAACAAGATGATGATCAGGACATCGATCAGGACGAAGATGACGAATCAGATGAACCCGTGCAGACCACGGTTTCGTCAGCTGCACAACAGGATCAGATACAGGCACAGGCCGATACTAGTACAGCCACCAACGATCCAGTGACTGGTCCGGTCACCACCAACAAAGAAGTCACAGAAACAGTAGAGACCAATGAAACCACTGGCGGTGGTGTAACTACTCGAACCGCCGACACTACAACACAGCCCTCCCAAGAGACTTTAGTCAAAGATCTCGAGTATGACATATTCAATACCAAACGCAGTCTAGCTTTCTATGAGCGCCGCGGCAATACTGGTAAGGTCAAAGAACTCAATGCCAAACTGTCTGGCCTTGAAAGCCAACTCGCTGCCGCACAGGGATCTTAAATAACAAAAGAAGAGATTTTCAACCATGAGTAGCAATAAACGCCTGGGAAACAAACTGCCTTTTTGGGCAGACAAATCCACTACTACTGGAGTCAAGCTAGATCCTGGGCCGTTCCTTGGCGTGATCAAAAACAACATCGACCCCACCAACAGCGGGCGATTGCAGGTCTACATTCCCGATCTCGGCGGCGACGAAAGCAATGTACAGAACTGGCGTACTGTGAGTTATGCCAGTCCTTTCTTTGGTGCCACTAACCAACCCGAAGCCACACGATCCACAGAGTTTGAAAAGGTACAGCAGACCTACGGCATGTGGATGGTACCACCCGATGTTGGCAACGAAGTGTTGTGTACATTCGTCAACGGAGATCCGGGTCGTGGTTATTGGTTCGCTTGTGTCAACAAGAATCTCAGCCATGCCATGCTGCCAGCTACAGGCACTGCCGGTCCCATAGAAAAAGACAAAGTCAAGAGCCAATTGGTCAAGAACGCTCTGGCACAGAAATTCACTCCCAATCTACCAGTGGTAGGATTCAACGAAAACGATCCTGCCAACATCACTGACGGATTCAAAAACAACAAAAAAGCCATACACGAAACTCAGGCAGAGATCGTCATCAATCAAGGCTTGGACAAAGACACAGTACGCGGCACTCCCACTTCATCAAGTTCCCGCGAAACCCCCAGCCAGGTGTTTGGTATATCCACACCGGGTCGCCCCATCAATGATCCAGCCGATGATGCCAACTACGGTTTCCTCTTAGCATCAGGTGAAATCGACGAAGAAAAGTATGCTATCCGTGTTCGCAAAGGCGGCCACAGTTTTATCATGGACGATGGCGAGATTGATTCTGGTCGTAACCAATTGGTTCGCCTGCGCACAGCCGGCGGACATCAGATACTCATGAACGACAGTGATCGTATACTCTACATCGCCAACAGTGATGGATCGGCTTGGCTAGAATTTACTGGTTCAGGACATATCAACATGTACTCAGCCGCGGGCATGAACTTCAGGACCGAAGGCGATTTCAACCTGCACTCATCGGGTAACATACGCATGCATAGCGAAGGATCATTCAATGTGCGTGCAGACCAAGGCATAAATCTTGATACCACCAATCTCACGCTGAAAGCCAGCGAGGATATCACTGCTTATGCTGCCGGCAACGTCAAAATTGGCAGCGGTGGCGACATCGTGCTAGATGCTGCCAGCAAGGGCGAATTCACCAGTGGTGGCAATATGCGATTCCAAGGTGCCAGGATCGATCTCAACAATGGCCCCGGCCAGAAAGTCAAAGATCCTGGTAATATAGCCTTGTTGCTACACCCCGATGTCAGCAGGGAAAGCGAACTGCATCCTTGGATATCGGTGCCCAATCAGATAACTTCGATCACTACCATCGCCCCGGGACATGAACCATGGCCTAGGAACAAAGGTTATCAGCAGAATCGTCCCAAACAGGGTGGCGAACAGATCGCTACACAGCCCGCGCCCAGTAAGACTCCTGCGCCAGCTGGCGAATATCCTCGGGACATTGGCCCCGATGGCGCATTAGGCAAACCGCCGTCTAAACCCCTAGATCCCAGCTGGTTGACCCGCGATGATGCCCCAAATCCGCCTGGAGGTGTCGGCAATCTCAGCCAATACGAGACCAAAGCACTCATGGCCCAGATCGCTTACAGCGAGAGTTCCTGGAACTATCGCGCCAAGAACAGCCTTAACTATGTGGGTCGCTACCAGACTGGGGCCGCTGTGCTGTCAGATCAAGGCTACATCAAGAAAGAATACTTCAAACAATACAAGAACGGGGCGGTCAACTATCCCGAAGCATGGACCGGCAAGGACGGCATCTCTAGTCTCGACGACTACTTCAACAACAAAGGCGTGCAAGAGCGTGTGATGTACGATCTCATGCAAAGCAACTACAAGACCATGGTCAGGATTGGTGCCATCAAGAGCACCGATGACAAACAGTCTGTGGCCGGTATGTTGCAGGTAGCACATTTATTGGGAGCGGGTGGTGCGAAAACCTGGCGCAACACTGGGGGCGGTGCTGACGCCAATGGCACCAGCGGCGAAGCCTATTTCAACAAAGGACGATATGCCGTGAACACGCTGGCCACCGGAACTGCAACGGGTTAAATACACTACTATGCCAATACTTTATAGAGGTTTCAGCACACAGTCCCGTAGCAAAAAGTTCCGCGTCACGGACTTTGAGTTAGTGAGGCAAGATCTCATCAATCACTTTCACATCCGCAAGGGCGAAAAGCTGATGAACCCAAACTTTGGCACCATCATATGGAATGTGCTGTTTGAACCCTTGACTGAAGAAGTGCGACAGGTAGTGGTCGACGATGTCAAACGCATCGTATCTCACGACCCTAGGCTAGCGGTAGACCGTGTGACCATCGACGAATACGACCAAGGTCTGCAGATAGAAATCGATCTGCGCTATGTGACCACTGATCAACGAAGCATACTGCGGTTACAGTTCGACAGAGACAGCCAATCTATGACCACGGCATAATAATAGCCGTTTTTAAACAGCGGTAAATAACAAAAACGGTAAAGATTATGGCGCTGACTACAAGACAAACCAACTTACTCGTCCAGCAAGACTGGACCAAGATCTATCAGACCTTCAAAGAGGCCGACTTCCAAAGCTACGACTTTGAGACTCTGCGCAAGGCCATGATCGATTACTTGCGTGTCTACTACCCCGAAGATTTCAATGACTTCATTGAAAGTTCAGAATATGTAGCCCTCATTGACCTTATCGCATTCTTAGGCCAGAGTCTGGCTTTCCGCACAGACCTAAACGCCAGAGAAAACTTCATCGACACCGCTGAACGCAGGGACAGCGTGCTGAAATTGGCACGCTTGATCAACTACAGTCCCAAGCGTAATATCCCCGCATCGGGCATGCTCAAAGTTGATGCGATCTCCACCACAGAGTCAGTCACAGACAGCAACGGCATCGACCTCGCCAACCTCATCATTTCTTGGAATGATTCCACCAATGACAACTGGCAAGAACAGTTCAATGCTATATTAAATGCCACCTTGGTCAACAGCCAAGTGATCGGCAAACCTGGTAATAGCCAAGCAGTCAACAATGTGATCACTGAGGAATACTCGGTGAGTGTGCCCGCGGGCGTATCTCCTATCTATAGATTCTCCTCAACAGTGGAAGGATCTTCGATGAATTTTGAAGCAGTGTCGGCTAGCACAGCCGGCAAGACCTACATCTACGAAGTAGAACCTCGGCCCAGTGCCAAGTTTAACCTGCTTTATCGCAACGACAATCTAGGCAACAGCTCTAACAATACCGGTTATTTTGTCTACTTCAAGCAAGGACAGATGTCCAACGCCGATTTCGTCATCAATGAAAGCCTACCCAATCGTGTGGTCAGCATGAACTTTGACAACATCAACAACACAGACACTTGGTTGTATGGGCTCAGTAATCAAAACATCATCACAACAACCTGGGATCGAGTTCCTGCTGTAGCTGGAGTCAACATCATTTACAACAAGACCGAGGAACGCAATCTCTATCAAGTCAATAGCCGAGTCAGCGACCAAGTTGATCTCGTGTTTGGTGACGGAGCGTTTGCTAACATTCCTCGAGGCAATTTCCGTTTCTTCTATCGTCAGAGCAATGGTCTCACTTATAAGATCACACCCGACGAGATGCAGAATATCTCGATCCCCATCGAGTATGTGAGCCGCAGTGGTCGTGTGGAAACACTGACTCTGCGTGTGAGTTTAAACTACACAGTGGCCAATGCCACAGCACGGGAAACACTGGACGAGATCCGTACCAAAGCTCCCCAACAGTATTACACACAGAATCGCATGATCACCGGCGAAGACTACAACATCTTCCCTTACACAGCGTTCTCTACAGTACTCAAAGCCAAAGCAGTGAATCGCACCAGTTCGGGTGTGAGCCGTTTCTTGGATGTGTTGGATGTCACTGGAAAATACAGTTCTACCAATATCTTTGCCAGTGACGGAATATTATACAGAGATCAATATCTCAAAGATTTCCAGTTCAGCTACCAGACCGACAACGAGATCTACTCGGTGATCTATAACCAGATCCGACCATTGGTGTCTGGCAAAGCCCTGCAGCATTTTTATTATTCGTCGATCGCCCGCCCCGAGTTGTCGGGTCTGACTTGGCTCAGTCAAAAAACAGCCACTAACACCAATATTGGTCAGCTGCTGGACACATCTTCGCTGCCAGTCGATGTGGGTGCAAGCACATCGGCACCATTGAAATACATAGTGCCACAGTCAATGATACGATTCTCTGCTGGTGCAGGAAAGTACTTTACCGGCAACGGAAAAATCGCAATTGGTCAACCCACTCGAGACACTGATCGCAAGTACATATATGCTGCCGTGGTTTCCGCAGACGATACTGCACGCACCATCACATTGAATCAGCTGGTGCCCACCGGTGCGGTACCCGATCAATTGATTCCAGTATTCAAGAACAACATCAGCGATGCCATGATCAAGACCATCGCCAGTTACATCAAGACTTACGCAGAATTTGGCCTAAGATATGACACCATCACTTCTTCGTGGGAAATAGTGGAAGCCAAAGACCTAGGTGGGTCCACCTATTCGCAAGATCATGCCGGCGATATTTCGGGCAACAATCTAGATGCCAGCTGGTTGATCAAGTTGAGCTACGACGGCCAGCAATACGTGGTCGAATACCGTGGCCTTGATTACTATTTTGAAAGTCTCTTAGAGACCAAGTTTTATTACGACGAGAGAGTCAAGATATTTGATTCTAAAACTGGTCAGACCATCAATGACTACATCAATGTGATGAGATTTAATACCAGTCCCGACACATCAGAACCTTTGACCAACAATTTGATCTGGTTCATGCACCAGCGTGTAGTTGAGCCCGACGGGCATGTCAATACCAACAAAGTGCTGTTGACCTTCCCGGACTTTGACAACGATGGTGTGCCCGACAATCCCGATCTATTCGAGTTGATCGTTGCGCCTGAGGTCAACCCCACAGAAAAACTCGTGTACTTTTATGTAGACACTCAGGCCGGTGGGTTCATTGATTATCGTCCTGTCAAGTCATCGGATATAGAATCCGGTTTCTTGACCAAAGAAGCTATATTGTCAAATATCGGTTCCTATGATTACGGGCAGATATTTTACGCATACCAAGACAAAAAGTTTTACGAATACAATCAGACACAAAGTCGACTGATCGAAACCAACGACTATCTTGCCAAGACTGGTCGTGGACAACTCAATTTCCAATATAGACACAACAGTCCCAACCAGCGCCGCATCGACCCGAGCCCCAATAATATCATGGACTTGTTCATACTGACCAAGACTTATGCCACTGATTATCTCACTTGGATCAAAGATACATCCGGCATTATTGCCATGCCCGACGAGCCCAGCAACGAAGAACTCAAGATCGAGTTCAGCTCTCTGGAAAACTACAAGGCCATGAGTGATACCATCATTTATAATTCGGCACGATTCAAACCCATTTTCGGGAGCCGTGCCGAGAGTAGTTTGCGTGCCAAATTCAAAGTGGTCAAGAATCCCAACCTCATCATCAGCGACAGCGACATCAAGACTTCGTTGATTTCTGCAGTCAACTCTTATTTCGACATCGCTAACTGGGACTTTGGTGAAACATTCTATTTCAGTGAACTCAGTGCCTACCTGCACAACCGTCTAAGTCCCGACATAGCATCTGTGATCATCGTGGCAGCCGATAGCAATGTTCCTTTTGGAAATCTTTATCAGATCAATGCCGAGCCCGACGAGATCATCATTTCTTCGGCCACCGTCGACGATGTAGAAATAATCTCTGCTATCACCGCTGCACAAATCAACCAGATTTCTGCAGGGTTAAATATTAGTTGAACAATGTAAAAAGATAGGCGAGGCATGGCATCTAAGACTCTAAATTTTTTACCTGATATTTTCAGGACTGATCCCAACAAGAAATTCTTGTCGGCCACCGCCGAACAGCTGATCAGCGAACCCAGTTTTAAAAGAGTCAATGGCTATATCGGCCGACGGCTTGCCCCCACATTCAAGGCCAGCGACAACTACATACTCGAAAATACCAGTGATAGACAAAACTATCAACTCGAGCCATGCGTGGTGGTCGAGGACCCTTACACCAATGAAATAAATTTCTTTTCGTCGTATCGCGATCTACTCCAAAAGATTTCCTATTACGGCGGACATGTCAATGACCACGATCGCCTATTCTCCAACGAATACTACACCTTTGATGGTCGCTTTGACTTTGACAAGTTCATCAACTTCAACAATTATTATTGGGTACCCAATGGGCCCGATGCTGTGGATGTCTATGCTGGCAATGTTGACAGCGAAGGGACCTACCAAGTGGTTCGCAACGTCATCGACGGCGGCTACAACTTTTCCGGCAAAGGCAATGAAGCCAACCCCATATTGACCCTGGCTCGTGGCGGCACATATCAATTCGAAACCGCCCAAGGCAGCGATGGATTTTGGATCCAGAGCGAGCCCGGCGTCACCGGTACTAAAGCCACACAGCCCAGCGTATCTACTCGTGATGTCCTGGGAGTCATAAACAACGGTGCTGGTTCCGGAGTGGTCACTTTCCGTGTGCCGCTGATCACTGCACAGGAAAGATACACTTCAATGGAGTTAGTGGCTTCGGTAGACTTGGCCACTGATATCAGTTACTCCGACATACAAAATCACAGTCTCAAAGAATTTGCTAAATCTCATCCACAAGGCATTGATGGGTATACCACTGCCACAGACCTTGACGGTCGTTATATCGTATTCATCAACAATGACATTGACGACGAATTCTGGACCGACAACGAAATCTATGATGTCTATCCCTACGATGTAGTGGTGGCAGAAACCGTGGCAGAAAGCATGCGACGCAATCTATGGCGCATACAGATGATACCCAGCGGCACAGACCATGTGATCAAATTGATGCCCAGCACAGAAGTCCTGTCTAATCAACGGATTTTCGTGCGTCGCGGCCAGAACAATGCCACCAAAGAGTTTTTCATTGATTATGATGGTCTCTATCATCAGATTCCCAACATCACTGCCAGTGCCGATCGACTCTATTATCAAGACGGCACCAGTGCCAATTTTGTTGGAGAGATACGCATAGTAGACTCTAACAATGTTTTCATTGATGTTGAAAATGATATACTGACAAGAAAAAATTATACCAGCCCCAATGGAGTAGTATTCACCAATGGGCTGAAGATACGCTTTGACAGCCAAGTGACTCCTGCTCGCTACAGACAGAAAGAGTATTTCGTTGAGGGTGTAGGAGAATCCATAATACTGGTCGATGTTGAGCATCTTGTCAACCCCGGATACTTTGACGAACAGTTAGAAAATCTCGATTACATCACTATAAATCGCGGCAGCCTTGATCTCAACGCTTGGAGTCGCAGCAATCGTTGGTTCCACATTGATGTTTTAAAAGCCACAGCCAAGTATAACAACACGGTTGAGTTACCCGACAACACTTATCGTGCCAACCGTCCCATCATTGAATTTGAATCTGATTTACAGATGTTCAACTTTGGTCGGGTGGGCATCGCCCCGGTGGATTTCTTTGACACCTATGTCACAGATGCTTTCAGCCAAGTCGAGGGTGCTGGCAATCCTTATGATTCACTGACCGGCTACAACAAAAACGATGTAGTTGTGGTAGGTAGCAAAATATATCGTGCGTTGATTAACCTACAGCAGGCGCCCACCGATGCCGATAACTGGGAACTGGTCGGAGCCGCCGAGGACTACAATGCTGATCGTGTATATTTTGCCAATAACTTAGTAAAATATCAAGATGGTATCTATCGTGCCAAGATAGTCACTGCCGAGCATGTGCCCACTGACACGGGTTATTGGACAGCAGTGGCCTATGACAAGTTGGCGTTCGTAGATTTTGACATCGCAGAAGCCTACGAGCAAGGCGCATTAGTCAGATATCAAGACCGATATTATATCTGTGTTTCACCGGGTGGTTCTGCAGGACTGACTCCTGAGGCCGCAGCAGTGCTGTGGTCAACGGTTGATGTCTATGTTGATTATGATGCTGAAACAGCCAATTCAATCGCCGATGGTGAATTCGCTCTTCATGAAAATGTGCTGTATCGAGCCATCATGGATATCGCGCAGCCACCTTCGGCCACCAGTCAGTACTGGGAAGAAATACTTTCCATCGTCGATGGAAAAACCGTGATATTCTCCAATGACGAGGATCCCGAAGTAAGGAACTCCGTCTACCAGATGAACATGGAAACCATCGATGGTCAAGAAGTCGTTCATCTAACACCATTGCTGGGTGTGACTATACAAGCAAATAATACTGTAGTGATTGGGTCTGGGCTGAATCTTGGCAAGAACTACTGGTATGATGGTTCTGTGTGGCACGAAGCAGTGGCAAAGACCGCGATCAATCAGTCACCCATGTTTGAAGTAGTTGACAGCGATGGCTACAGTTTTGGCAACACTGATAGATACAGCAACACCACTTTTGTTGGAACTCCGATATTTTCTTATCGTGTTGGTACAGGAAACAATGATCCTGTGTTGGGATTCCCTCTCAAGTACAGGAATTTCAGCAATGTCGGTGACATCGAGTTCAGCAATGCCTTCGACAACTCGTCGTTTTCGTATCTCGACGATACCAAAGAAGTAGCCAAGAAAATAAATCTCGGATACCTGCTTTCCTACAGCGATCTTGAAACCACGCAGACCAAAAATATCTGGGTCAAGGCACAACAAAAGAGCCGTCAATATCAGGTCATATCACATGTGTTTGACGGTACCACCAACTATTTTGAAATAGACATTGAGCCCGAAGTAGAAAACAGCGAAATCCCTCACACCAAAGTCTATGTCAACAATGTGCTGCTCAAAAAATCTCAGTATGTCTATGACAGCATCGGTGCAAGGAAGTGCATCCGTATCGCATCCTCGCTGCTGGTGGATCGCGCAGCAGTGGATATATTGATCTACTCCAAGCAGAAAAGCGAACTGGGCTACTATGAAGTTCCACTGAATCTTGACTTCAATGCACTGAACAAAGACTTTGAATATCTCACATTGGGACAGATCAAGAATCACATGTTCCGGCTGTCGGAAAACACCAACGACTATGTGTCGTCTACAGGTGCCTACACTGGTTACCGAGATATCACCTACAAAAATCATGGCGGCACGATACTTCAACATTCCAGCCCCACTGTCTATGGCAGCTTGTTCTTGCAAGACAAAGAAGTCAATTTCATTGACAGCGTCGACTTGGCTGCCAAAGAATATCTCAAGTTTAAAAACAAATTCCTTGAACTGGCTGCAAAGAATGTAGTCGAAGACTCAGCACTCATACCTGATGCTGTAGATTCCATTCTAAGAACTATCAATCTCGTCAAGACCAACCAATTCCCATGGTATTATTCAGACATGGTACCGTACGGTGACAACCGTCGAGAGTACATCGACACCGTGATCAACCCCGAATTGCGCCAGTTTGATTTGCCCACGGTTTTCAATGACAACGAACTTGGCAATCGTGCAGTTCTGGTCTATGTCAATGATCGCCAATTGGTCAAAGACACCGATTACTATTTTCCACAGGATCGCACCGCCGTTATCATCAATGATTCCTACGACCTCAACGCCGACGATGTGGTCAAGGTCGTGGATTATTTTGACACAGACGGTTCTTATGTTCCAGAGACTCCCAGCAAAATTGGTCTCTATCCCAAATTCAAACCTTCGATTTTCAGAGACGATACTTATCGCACTCCCATTGATGTGATACAAGGACACGACGGTTCGATAACTCCGTGCTTTGGTGATTATCGAGATCAGCTATTGTTGGAACTCGAGCTACGGATCTATAACAATATCAAGGTCGACTACAAAGAAAACATCGTCAACATCCACGATTATATTCCTGGAAAATTCCGTGATACCGGGTACAGCCTCACAGAATTTACTCGTGTTGTCGGCAAGAGTTTCTTGCGGTGGGCAGGCACCAACCAAGTTGACTTCTCTTCAAACTCCACATTCTTGTCCAACGATTCGTGGACTTGGAACTATCAAGGTTACCGAGATCGTATCGATGGATCTTTGTTACCGGGCACATGGAGAGCGATTTACAAATATTTCTTTGATACAGATCGTCCCAATACCCATCCTTGGGAGATGTTGGGATTTAGCGAAGAACCCGCCTGGTGGCAAGACCGCTACGGCGAAGCACCTTACACCGGTGGTAACCGATTGTTGTGGGAAGATCTCAGCAAAGGTTACATACATGCCGGCGCAAGAGCCGGTTATGATACAAGATTCTCGAGACCGCAACTGTTAGATATAGTGCCCGTAGATCAATACGGAGCATTGCGTTCGCCCTATGATTTCCTGATCAAAAACTTCAACAGCCAAGATGCCAGCCGCAGTTTCTCTGTTGGCGCATTTGGTCCAGCCGAAGTAGCTTGGAGACGCAGCAGCGATTATCCGTATGCTTTGCAAAAAGCCATCGCGTTGATGAAGCCAGCTTTTTACTTTGGTAGTCTTGTCAATGTCATGCGCTACAATCGCAGCGACAAGCTGGATCAGATCATCAACAAAGACACGCTGAGAAGGATCACTCCGGAAAGCATAGTGATCCAAGGTACTGTCGACTCCGGTGGTTCTATCAACAGAGTCGCAGGCTATCTCAATTGGATCAGAGACTTTGTGCGAAACCTCGGTCGCGATCCATCCACGGTAATCAGAGAAAAGATCAACAACATCTCGGTCCGCTTGGGATATCAGGTCGCTGGTTACACTGACAAAAATTATATCAAAGTATTGGCCGAACAGAGTTCGCCCATGTCGACCAATGACTCGGTGGTACTGCCCGAAGAAAACTATTTCGTGCATCTCGCGAAATCTAGTCCTGTACGTAAGGTGGTCTACAGTGGTGTCATCGTTGAAAAATCTGATAACGGATTTATCGTATCGGGCTACGATCTTTCTACACCTTATTTCACTATCATTCCCAGCCTGGCCAATAACAACGCTTATGCTATATCAGTGGGTCAGCAGCGTGGTGTCATTTATCGCGACTATCAAAGCAAAAAAATAACAGTTCCATATGGCCATGAGTTTACTACCCGCCAACAGGTAGTGGATTTCTTAGTGAGCTACGGGCGTTATCTAACTGGTCAGGGATGTCGTTTCGTTGACAGCAGTGACGAGCTAAAGACCAAGAAAGATTGGATACTCAGTGCCAGGGAATTCTTGCATTGGAGCCAACAAGGCTGGAAGTCAGGCAACCTAATAATACTGAGCCCGATTGGTGATTCTCTGCGAGTGTCAACACCCACTGGTGTCATTGATCATGTGACCAATACCATCAACGGTAGTAAACTCCTTGATCAACAGTTTTCTACTATCAAGAACAATCAGTTCACAGTGGTACGACAAGACAACGAATTCAAGATAACAGCCCTCAATGATCAGATGATCTGTTTGGCCGAGTTGGAAGTGGTACAATACGAACACGCATTGATATTTGACAATGTCACGGTCTTCAATGACATCGTTTATCTACCCGAGCTGGGAAATAGGCAATATCGCCTCAAACTAGTGGGCAGTAAAACCGCAGACTGGGCCGGCGAACTTAATCCTCCGGGCTTTATCTATAACAGCGACAAAGTCGATGCATGGGTACCTGGCAAGGACTACAAAAAAGGCACGATCGTTGAATTCAAAGAACAGTATTTCACAGCCCTTGAAAACATCGTGGCCGCATCTGAATTTGATCGGACTGTTTGGACACTGATCGATAAATCATCGATCAAGACCGGTCTCTTGCCAAACTTTGCCTACAACGCACAGAAGTTTGAAAACATCTACGACATCGACAACAATGCCGCTGATTTTGATTTGCTAGAATACAGCGCAGGTTTGATCGGATTCCGTGAAAGAGAGTATCTCACAGATTTTGGACTTGACACCGCCAGCCAAATCAAATTCTATCAAGGATTCATCAAAGACAAAGGAACGAAAAATTCCATCGATGCACTGACCACAGCACAATTAAACAATGTGTCTAGTTCTATCGATGTCTATGAGGAGTGGGCGATCCGAGTGGGCGAATACGGCGCTGTCAGCAGCGATGCACAAATCGAAGTACTGCTAGATGAAGCCAAATTCACCAATGAACCCAGCACGATAGAATTCCTTGATATCAATGAGTCGGCATCTGTGAATGCCAATGGAGTCAAAGTCAATGAGGTTTATCGCAGAACCGCCGATTATCGCAAAGACATTTTCTTCAATCGCACCGACAACACCGATACCAGCGGCGATATACTCACGGCCGGTTTTGTGAACCTCGCCGATATCGATGGCACAGTTTTTGATATCAAAGAGCAAGTCAATCTAGACCAATTTTTATCAAAGGCCGGCCGCGGCTTCAAGATTTGGGTAGCCAAAGACTTTGACAGCGACTGGGATGTTTATAGAGTCACCGAGACTGAAAGTGCTGTAGAGTCTGTGAGATATGATCTCGACGACAGCCTATCGGTGACTTTTGACCGTGCTCACGAACTAAACCAAGGTGATGTGTTTATAATCAAGAATCTTGACTCGGTGATCGACGGTTTTTACCGCGTGACCTCTGTGCTGGATTCTCGTCGTGTATCTACCACTATCTATAAAAATTCAGAACAGATCAAGCAAACAAGAAACTTTGCTGGCCCCGGGGTATTCTTAAAGACAGAATCTATGCGAGTCAGCAAACCCACCGACATCTCTTCGTTGACCCCAGCGTTGGGATGGCTGCCCGGCGATCGAGTTTGGGTAGATCGGTATGACAGCGAAGATCGTTGGGCCGTGTATGAAAAAACACAGCCCTGGGAGTATCAGCAGCGTATACAGGCCCAGACATCTGAATCTATCGGCAGTGACCGTTTTGGTCATGCACTAAAAATCAACAGCCAGAGAGATCTGGTAGTCGTGGCATCACCCGGCGCCGAGGCTGGAAACATAAAGACATTCGTTAAACTCATATCCGGCGAGTACAAACAAAGTGCCACATTCAAACCTACTCAGCTAGTCGATGTATTGGGATTTGGTAAATCCGTTGATCTCAAATCCTACACCACCGCAGTAGGCGCACCCGACACTTGGGACGGACAAGGTTTAGTCTATGTCTATAATTTCCGCGGAGACAACGAATCCTACAGCCCACAGATAATCTTGAATCCCGGCGCACAATCCAATGATTTATTTGGTTATTCTGTGAATATCAGTGGTGACGGGCAATGGTTGTTTGTGGGAGCCCCTGGCGCAGCCAAAGTATTTGCTTACCGCAAAGAAACAAATGTAATATCAAACAACATCAGCTTGCCTTCTGCGGGTCTCGGACAATATGAAATTACTTTTGATGTCAGCGAGTCACTGCTGCCGTTGATACAGGTATCATCGGGTGAGCAGATTCTTGTACTAGGCACTGAATACAACATCGTCGGTGACGACGAAGCTGGATTCCAAGTTGATATCATCGACGATTCTCGTATCACTGATACTATCGATATCAAATTGGCGCCTGGATATGTGCTGGCCGAGACCATCAGTCACGACGATAGCGGATCGGAGTTTGGATATTCAGTGCGTACCAATCACGATGGCTCAAAATTGTTTGTTGGCGCCCCAGACAGTGACCTAGAAGATTTTGTTCGCGACATTGAAGGAAATATCAAACTAGACGAAAACGGAAACGCCACTGCATTCACATACAACAATGCCGGCGAAGTACGATTCTATCGTCGAGTAGTCGAAGAGCAAACGACCAAAACATCTCAGGTGCTTTATGTCACAGGGTTCATCAGCGATATAAAATCTGTGAAGATCGATGGACAAGTATTAGACCCGCGCCTAGACTATACTGTCAATGCTGGACAAGTCGTGCTTGCCACTCCAGTAGAGTCAGGAAGAAAACTAGAGATAGGATCATCATCGTTCTTGCTGGATCAAATACTGCCGTCACCGGACTTTGTAGAAACCAATCGTTTTGGTCATACCTTAGACATTGACTCTGGTGCCAAGTCCTTGTATGTTGGTGCACCTAACTATTATAATTCATCTTATTATCAAGGCAAGGTCTATCGTTTCTCGGACACAGGAACGAATTTTGGAGAGATATCTTCTACTCTGACTCCAACCTCCCTACAGTCTGGGTCCACTATCATGGTAAATCGAGTATCAGTGGTACTCACCGAAGCAGGTACAGGCTCCGCTACCCTTGAGACTTTGGTCTCTGACATAGGATCTTTATCGATCCCCGGAGTACACGCGTCGCTGGCAGATAGCAAGATCACTGTCACCGACACTTCTCGTCGTAGACAAGGCATAGAAATCTATGATGCCACTGGATCGACCCTGGTCGACCTAGGAATCAAAACTTACATTCTAGCACAAGGGATCACAGAACCCGATTCTAACGAAGGTGCTTTTGGATCGTTGGTGAAAGTTTCCGCAGACGGAAATACACTGTTGATCAGTAGTACCAATGCTGACCTGTTACAGGAAGTGGTATTTGACGACGAGGCCACAGAATTTGACAGTGATACCACCAAGTTCGTGCATACTGTAGAGGGATCGGGCGCAGTCTACATGTTCGAGATGCTGACAGATTCAGAGACTGGCATCACCAATTCGGGATCGATGGTCTACGCTGAGAGCCTTACATTAGATGATGTCTATGCCGGCGATCAATTTGGTCATTCCGTTGACATACAGCAAGATGTCATCATGG